CAACCTTCAGCCACTCCTATCTGATGTCTTGGGAATTACCAAGAGTCTTCAGAATGTAGACAAGGAGTTAAAGAAACTCCTTGATCAAGCCGGCCAGAGGCGCACACTGCATCGCGTAAGCGATTTAGTAGGTGCTTATGGTGACACTAACAAGCAAGGTCTCTGGATGCAAGTACCTGGACGGTACGGGCATTCAGAATACCAAATTACAAGTGAGTGTCGAACGGCTGAGGTTCATGTGACTACAGAATACACGTATTATTTTGGTGAGGCCTTAAGCCAATCCTTAAGATTACGCGCATTGCTAGACAAACTCGGAATCAATTTGAATCCGCAAATTGTCTGGAATGCTATTCCGTGGTCATTTGTTGTTGACTGGTTTGCTGGCGTAGGAAAGTTCCTAGGTCAGTTCCGCGTCAATAACGTTGAACCTGTAGTGTTCATACATAACTGCTGCATGTCCTTCAAGGTGAGGCGCATTAACCGTCTAACTGTTCGCCTGGAAACAGGCGTTGACAGCCAATATGGTATTAGCTCTCCTGTCGGACATAATACGCAGGTGCTCTGTGACAGTGATGAAACCGCTTACAAGCGGCTTAATTTCCGTCCAGAGTATGCCTCGTTGACTACGAGCGGCTTGAGTTTTGGTGAATTCAAGCTTGCCTTCGCGCTAGGCGTATCTAAACGCCGCGGTCGGTATAGTCGTCACAGAACTCGGTAAGCCTCCCCGATAAAAAGGAGGTAAGTTCATATGATCGCAGATTCGTTACAAACACAGGTTAAAAACCGCGCAGGCACAGCCGTCCCGTTTTCACGGGTTGGCCCAGCCGGCATCTTCCAACAGGAAGGTGTCGACGTCGCCCCTCACACCATCTCGGTGAAACACGAGATGTTCGGTAAGGGTCCCAAAGCCTCACGTCAGTCGGCCATTATCGTGGACATTCCGTTCACGAATGCGGCCGGTGCACGTGGTAACATCCGCGCGTTGAAGAAGTTGATCATTCCGGAAGGTCTGATCGACAATCTCAACGATGCGCGCGATGCACTTGCCATCTTGAACACTCTTTCCGCCACTAGTGGCGCGAATTTGACTGTTCTTACCGATGGCACGGGCTTGGGTGATAGTGCTCTCCTCCATGAAACCGTCTAATAAACGTGCGATTAACGATCGCTCAGCCTGGCTTTTTGTAGCCATTGCTGTGTTTCTACTGGTGGGATGCGCTGCTATGAAGATCCGATACTCCGGCAGTAATAATACTGTCGAAGTGGAGATGATGGAATCATCTCCGACTAACTGTATTCACAACGTTAAGTAACGTTGATTCACCGAATGTGGGCGCTAATCCTAGTGGCTTATCCTGTAGGTTAACAGGGGCACTTAGGCATCAGCGGCACTTAATCAGTGTGTACAGAAAGTTAACGGACTATACTCCTAATGTAACCCTATCTAGTCGCGTTATTCGAACTTTGTTCTAATCCTAGAGTCTAAACCGGTAGGTTAACCGGATAGTTTAGGAAGACGCGTCAGTTTGGGCTAGTATAAGAGTAATTCGACTCATTGGCGGACTTGGTTGGGCACTGCTGCCTGACCAATATCCGTCCAATGAGCTCGTCTACATAGCATCCTGTTTGGTCGTTTGTAAGCGATCGTGTGACTCCTGAAAGTTAACTATGAAAAGTAACTTGAAAAGTCAGGATCTTCGGCTATATAAGCTGCTGATCACCACGATGCTTACCGACGCCTTCAACAGCGTCGGTAACTCAATGAGTCCTAAGGATCGGAGCCTGTCTGAGCAGTATGCTCAGAAACGGTTTCAGTCCGAGGGCATGAGCTTTCTCACGAAAGCTCTTCCATCACTGGGCAAGTCGTTAGACGCTGCCCTTAGCGGACACGCATTCGTAGCACCAAGTTCATTCAAGGTGCGCGAAAGTAGTTGCATTCCACTCTTTATGAGTGGTTGCTTCTCGCGAGTTCTCACTAACAATGGTGAGGCATTGCACGATGCCGACGCAGCTTGCGTCCGTGCGCTTAGACAGGTTTGCTTTGCTTTCTACAAGCTTAAGCTACCCTATAAGCCAGAGGAAGAAAACTCAGTCATTCAATCCTTCAAAGATAATGAGAAGGACCTTATTGACTGGAATCGAACACTCATGCACCTCAATAAGTGCATGAGCCTTTATGTCGAAACTCAAGGGTCAGCAACGATTCTCGACTACGAAAAAGTAGCCTTGAATTGTTTGTCTTACCCTAAAGAACCACGCAAAGGATGGGTGGAGTCCTGGTTAGCCGATGATCTTGGCTTTCCTAACTCTTATTACCCGTCCCAATTGCTATGTCGAGTTATTTCAACTGCGCGCAATAAAATGCACGAGTTGCTTAGCTCTTTCGACTCTTTGACCATCGTTCCTGGGCATGGTCCTGGAGCTGTCTCCACTGGGGAGAAGCTCTGGGAGAAATACCTTTGGCGCGATATTCCTGAACGGCTAGCATCTGTCTTCCCGATTAGCGATAATTTCTTCGTTAATCTGGATCACGTTTGCGACCGTCTGGATGAGCTGACGAGGCTCGGTTCAAAGGACTATCCGGCTAAAGTTATACTTGTGCCGAAAGATAGTCGAGGCCCACGTCTCATATCCTGCGAACCTCTGGTTAACCAGTGGATCCAACAGGGTGTGATGCGTAAGTTGATCGATCACGTTGAACGGCACCCTTTAACTAGGTGTCGTGTCAACTTCACTAACCAGCAGCCGAACCAGATTGCAGCCCTCGTTGGGTCCCGGTATACTTACTGGGATTCCGACGCGGAGTCTCGCACTGGTTCATATGCGACACTAGATCTAAAAGATGCTAGCGATCGCGTTAGTCTGGGGTTAGTCGAACTGTTATTCCCCACAACCTTCGTAGAAGTGTTGAAGGCAGTTCGTTCCACTGAAACACGTTTGCCTAACGGCGAGGTTATCCAGCTCCAGAAACATGCACCCATGGGGTCAGCTTTATGCTTTCCCGTAATGGCCATGTCAATATGGAGCATCCTCGTCGCGGCAACCGAACATTACTTCGCTACACAGGCCAACACCCGTTACACCACATATCTGAAAAATAGGAGAATGATGTATGTTACATCACTAACCGACTCATCAGATTATCAGCTAGTTGTTTCCGACCGAAATGAGACCGACGAAGAATTCGTCGATCGCATAATAAGTCAGAGACATCGTGCTGTTCGGTTTCTCGGTGAAGCCTGCGTCAATGAAGTATATTGGACGCAACCGTTCACAGTCAGTGATGTCTGTGAACGGATCTTAGTGTATGGTG